CAGAAGGCGCAACAAGCACTAAAAATCTTAACTAGTCAACAAATTACACTTATTAAACGTAAACTTGAAATTGGCGGTGCAAAATGACTATTGAACCACAGGTTGATTGGAATCCATCTATGATGGTTGAGGTTCTTTTAAATGAACCGGATGATTTTCTTAAAGTGCGCGAAACTCTGACTAGAATAGGAGTTGCTTCTAGAAAAGAAAAGAAACTTTACCAATCTTGTCATATCCTTCACAAGCAAGGTAGATACTATCTTGTTCATTTTAAGGAGCTGTTCGCCCTCGATGGGAAACACGCAAATCTTACTATCAATGATATTCAGCGTAGAAATAGAATTACTCAACTTCTTGCTGATTGGGATTTGATTACCATTGTGGATCAATCGCAAGTTTTTGATATCGCACCTCTTAATCAGATTAAAGTTCTCCCTTACCGGGATAAGGGTGATTGGATTTTAGAACAAAAGTATAATATTGGTAAGAGAAATAGAACTTCTTGATCGGAAACCCGAATTTTCTTGTGGGGTCTTTACGACCCCATTTTTTGTGCTTCGTGTTATAATTAATATTGGATGCCGAAAAGGATCCACAAAACACAAACTCGCTTATTTAAGGAGCTAAAATATGACTAGTCTCGCACGTTATACTGCGGCGGATTTGCCTGCGATTATGGAGAGAATAACTCGTAACAGTATTGGAATGGATGAATATTTTGATAGATTGTTTAATCTCCATGAAACCGCATCAAATTATCCACCTTATAATCTAGTAACTGTAAGCAATGTCGAATCGAGATTGGAGATCGCCCTCGCGGGATTTAAGAAGAAAGAGGTCTTTGTATACACACAGGACGGAAAACTATTCGTTGAAGGACAAAAGGAAGACAAAGAAACGGAAACAAAATATGTCCACAAAGGACTGGCTCAACGATCTTTCACCCGAGCATGGACTTTATCAGATGATACAGAAGTTAGATCAGTTGAATTTGAGGATGGACTATTGAGTATTGTTCTTGGAAAAATTGTGCCAGAGACCCACAGGAGAAAGGATTATCTCTAAATAGAAATAAAAAAATGAAATCATTCGATGAATTTAAGGCAATAGCATACAAAAATGCAGTTCCCCATACTGTTTATTCTGGTGGAAAACAAAAACATATTCCTAAAGGAAAGGCAGTGCCGGTGAGAAGTCGCTCAAGTGCCGGCGGCGATGGTGGCGATGGTGAATGATTAATTACTTTGCCTAAATAATAGGTGAATATCGTCGGCGCGGAAGATTCTTTGGCAACTTTCAAGGAATCTTCCTCTTTTTTTCAAATACTCTTTAAAGATGAAAACATTTAAGGAACTGCGACTCACATTACGTTATCATAATAAATTGAATCCAAAGTTTTGGGTCAACGATAATATTAAGTCTGAAGTTAGAGAGGCACTTCTTAGAATTGCTTCAGAATGGGCAGAATTTTCTAATATTCCGTCCAGTGCAATCAAGGATATTATTCTCGTTGGTGGAAACGCGAATTACAACTATACAAGATATTCGGATTTGGATTTGCATTTATTAGTTGACAAAAAAGAGATCGCAAATTGTTCTGATTTGATCGATGATTATTTGAAAGATAAAAAGCAATTGTGGGCATTAACTCATCATGTTAAAATTTATGGACATGACGTTGAGTTATATGCTCAAGATATAAATGAATCTACTCCATCAGATCAGGGTGTATTCTCTTTAAAGAGACGTGTTTGGGTTCGCAAACCAGTTCATAAGCAAGTTAATTTGTCTGATCCATGTATTACTGAGAAGGTTAGATATTACATGGAGAAGATTGACTTTTTGATCGATAATAGAGCAGATGATCGTGACGCCTTCGTTAAATTGAAAACAAAATTTAGAGAAATGAGATCATCCTCGATTCAAAAGGGTGGCGAATTTGCTGTAGAAAATTTGGTATTCAAGGAGTTGCGCAATCGCGGATATCTTGATAAGATGGCAAAGCACCTCAGAAATCTTAAGGATAACAGCTTGTCTCTCAGGTAATCGCGTGCTATAATGGTAATGTGTATAGGAGGATTGAATGAGCGTTAAATTGGCAATTTTGAAGTCTGGAGAGCACATCATCTCCGATATTAAAGAGGGGTATGTTGAGGATCGCGTGGTCACATATATTCTTGATAATCCATGCGAAGTGGTCATTAGTCCACCAACAGACAACTCTACGAATAAAGTAAATCTAGCGTTGGTTCCTTGGCCCAGTTTGTCGGCTGATCATGTTGTTCCGATTATTACTGATTGGGTAGTTGCGGTTGTTGAACCCATCTCCAACGTTAAGAATATGTATATTGAGGAAATTGTTAATGGAAGAAAGCAAGCTGCTAAGGGTTCTGATCTTGACCGAGAACTTAGTGTTGGTCTCTCAGATTGAAGAGGTTTATGCTGAAATTGGCGATCCAAATTGCAAACTAGTTGAACCATTTATTCTTAAAGTTGATTCAAATGGCAATATAACATTAAGTCCTTGGTTGATGGAATATACGAATGAAAATTCATATATGATATCATCTGATAAAATTTTGACTCTTGTTAAACCAAAAGGCACTATAGAAGAAAAGTATTGGAGTTTGGTAAAATGAGTAGAACTTATCGAAGGGATTCTTATAATCAGTGTGCACTCCGCCATCCACACACTACGAATGAAAAGAGGCAGTTGGATTCAATTCTTCATGATGAAGATTTGTCCTATGTTGGTATTGATAAAGTTAATCGTATGAAGTCCAGATGTGGACCAAAACTACCAACAGTTTATGATGACATTGTGGCATCTTCTTACTATCAAAATGACCATTCTTGAAGATTAAATTTTATTTGAATTTTTTGTAATATTCATGTCGCAACGTTTTTACACTAATGTGCAAATGATCGGGAATCAATTCCTGGTCCGTGGTTATGAGGATGGAAAGCATGTAATGTTTAAGGAAGAATACTTTCCTACACTTTACGTTCCTTCCAAGAAAAAAACGAAATATAGGACCCTTGAGGGCGAATTTGTTGAAGAAGTTCGCCCCGGTCTTGTTCGTGATTGTAGAGATTTTTATGCCCGATACGACAATGTGGAGGGATTTAAAATCTATGGAAATGATCGCTACGTTTGTCAGTATATCAGTGACAAGTATCCGGAGGATGAGATTAAGTTTGATATTAATAAGATCTTATTGACCACGATTGACATTGAGGTTGCGTCTGAAAATGGATTCCCAGATACTGCTTCGTGTTCAGAAGAAATTCTGACAATTACTATTCAGGACTATGCCACCAAGAAACTAATGACCTGGGGCAGACATCCATTTAAAAATAATAAGTCAAACCTCACGTATATTGAGTGTGAAAGTGAGTATATGCTCCTCACACGATTCATCGAATATTGGATGGAAAATACCCCAGAGGTAATCACTGGATGGAATATTCAGTTGTATGACGTTCCATACATCTGCGGTCGTTTGTATAAAGTTCTTGGTGAAAAACTTGCTAGGAGGTTCTCTCCTTGGGGATTGGTGACGGAAACCAAAATTTATGTTGCTGGTAGAGAGCATCTTGCATATGATGTTGGTGGTCTGACTCAACTTGATTACCTTGATCTTTATAAGAAATTTACTTATAAGGCACAGGAATCATATCGCCTAGATCATATTGCATCTGTTGAGTTGGGGCAGAAAAAACTGGATCACTCTGAGTATGAGACCTTCAAAGAGTTCTATACCCAGAATTGGCAAAAGTTTGTAGAGTACAACATCGTTGACGTGGAACTTGTTGACCGTTTGGAAGACAAGATGAAACTGATTGAGTTGGCGATCACTATGGCATATGACGCCAAGGTGAATTATGTTGACGTGTTCTATCAGGTCCGTATGTGGGACAACATTATCTTCAACTACCTGAAGAAGAGGAACATTGTAATTCCGCCTAAGGAGCGCACTACAAAGAGTGATAGGTATGCTGGTGCATATGTTAAGGAACCAAAACCGGGAGTTTATGATTGGGTTGTGAGTTTTGACCTTAATTCCCTATATCCGCATTTGATCATGCAATATAATATCAGTCCCGAAACTCTTTTGGATCGTAGGCATCCAAGTGTCTCAGTTGACAAACTCCTCAACCAGGAGTTAGACTTGAGTGATCTTAATGGACAAACTGTTTGTGCAAATGGTGCACTATTCGACACCACTAAAAAGGGATTTCTTCCAGAATTGATGGAGAAGATTTACAAGGAGCGAACAGTTTATAAGAAAAAGATGCTTTCTGCAAAGCAGCAATATGAAAAGACACCCACAAAATCCCTTGAAAAGGAAATTGCTAGGTGTAATAACATTCAGATGGCTCGCAAGATTCAACTTAATAGTGCCTATGGTGCTATTGGCAATCAGTATTTTAGGTATTATAAACTGGCAAATGCTGAAGCAATTACTCTTTCGGGTCAGGTCTCAATTCGTTGGATTGAGAATAAAATGAATTCATACTTAAATAAGATTCTTAAGACTGAAGGTGTTGATTATGTTATTGCTTCAGATACTGATTCTATCTATCTTAATATGGGTCCTTTTGTCGAAACTATATTCGCCGGCAGAGAAAAGACTACTGAAGGGGTTGTTTCGTTCCTTGATAAGGTCTGTAAGTTGGAATTTGAAAAATATATTGAAAGTTCTTACCAAGAATTGGCCGAGTACGTGAATGCTTATGATCAAAAGATGCAGATGAAGCGGGAAAATATTGCCGACCGTGGAATCTGGACTGCCAAGAAGCGATACATTCTCAACGTTTGGGATAGTGAAGGTGTTCGCTATGAGCATTCCAAACTTAAGATTATGGGACTTGAAGCAATCAAATCATCAACACCTGCTCCATGCCGAAAGATGATTAAAGATGCTCTGAGGTTAATGGTGGAGGGAACCGAGGATGATGTCATTGAATTTATTGATAAGTGTAGAAGTGATTTTAAAAAGCTTCCGGCAGAAGATATTTCATTCCCAAGATCCGTTTCTGAGGTGACAAAGTATCATTCTTATAGTTCAATATATGGTAAAGGAACACCAATTCATGCTAGAGGTGCCCTTCTCTATAATCATTATGTTAAGGAGAAGGAACTGACAAATAAATATTCACTTATTCAAAATGGAGAAAAGATCAAGTTTTGTTATTTGAAGAAACCAAATCCAATTCATGAGAATGTGATTTCTTTCATTCAAACAATTCCAAAAGAATTTGATCTCGATCGATATATTGATTATAATTTGCAATTTGAAAAATCTTTCCTAGAACCCCTTAGAATTATCTTGGATGCTATTGGGTGGAGAGTTGAAAAATCTACAACCCTAGAATCGTTTTTTATGTAATTATGGACTTCTTACGAGATATTGTAAAAGAAATCGGAGACGATTATACTAAATTAGCATCTGAAATTGATGAGACTGAAAACTATGTTGACACTGGTTCGTACATATTTAACGCTCTTGTTAGTGGGAGTGTCTTTGGTGGTGTATCTGCTAATAAAATCACAGCAATTGCGGGTGAGTCTTCTACTGGAAAAACTTTCTTCTCCCTTGCTGTGGTTAAAAATTTCCTGGATACTAATCCTAGTGGATATTGTTTATATTTTGACACTGAGGCTGCTATTACCAAGTCATTACTTGAGAGTCGCGGGATTGATACAACACGTTTGGTCGTTGTCAATGTAGTTACAGTAGAAGAGTTTAGAAGTAAGGCACTTAAGGCAGTTGATCTCTATCTTAAGAAACCTGAAGCGGAGCGCAATCCGTGCATGTTTGTGCTAGACTCTTTAGGTATGCTCTCTACGGAGAAGGAGATCACCGACGCTCTGAATGATAAGCAAGTTAGAGACATGACAAAATCCCAACTCATTAAAGGTGCTTTTCGCATGTTGACCCTGAAGTTGGGTCAAGCAAATATTCCAATGTTAGTAACAAATCATACATATGACGTTATCGGTTCTTACGTTCCTACAAAAGAAATGGGTGGTGGTAGCGGTCTTAAGTATGCCGCTTCTAGCATCATATATCTCAGCAAAAAGAAAGAAAAAGATGGAACAGAAGTCGTTGGAAACATTATCAAAGCAAAGACTCATAAATCACGTTTGAGTAAGGAGAACAAAGATGTTGAAGTCCGTCTGTATTATGATGAGCGCGGCCTTGATCGTTTTTATGGTCTTTTGGAACTTGGTGAACTTGGTGGACTCTGGAAGAATGTAGCAGGTCGCTATGAAATCGACGGAAAGAAGATCTACGGCAAAGAGATTCTTCGTAATCCAGATCAATACTTCACTGAAGAAATTATGCAGAAATTAGATGAGATTGCGCGGAGGGAATTTAGTTACGGTTCTTGATTATTGAAAAAATGAAATCTTGATAATGGAAACAATTGAACTTCTGATCCTTAAGAATATGCTGTATAATGAAGAGTATTGCCGAAAGGTGATGCCCTTCATTAAATTGGAGTATTTTGATGATAGACATCAGCGGATTGTATTTGAGGAGATGCAATCCTTTGTTGAGAAATATAATAAACTTCCTACAAAGGAGATCCTCTATATTGAGATTGAAAACAGAAAGGATATAAACGATTCTGAATTTAAGGATCTTTGTACTCTTGTTAAGTCCCTAGAGGAAAGTGTTTCTGAATACACTTGGTTGGTGAACACCACTGAAAAGTGGTGTAGAGATCGTGCTATTTACTTATCCCTCATTGACGCAATTTCGATTGCTGATGGTAGAGATGAAAAGCGAGGCAGAGATTCAATTCCATCCATTCTTCAGGATGCGCTGGCAGTTTCTTTTGATAATCATATTGGACATGATTACCTGAATGATTTTGAAGCAAGATATGAGACATATCATAGAAAGGAAGATCGCATTCCTTTCGATCTCGAATACTTCAATAAAATCACGAAAGGCGGTCTTCCAAGAAAGACTTTGAACATTGCTCTTGCTGGCACAGGTGTTGGTAAATCTCTATTCATGTGTCATATGGCAAGTTCAATTCTTCTTCAGGGAAAGAATGTTTTATACATTACTTTGGAAATGTCCGAAGAAAAGATTGCGGAGAGAATAGACGCAAATCTTTTGAATGTTTCCATTCAGGACATTGTTCAGTTGCCAAAGAACATGTTTGAGTCAAAGGTTAATAATCTATCTAAAAAGACTCAGGGGACACTTATAATTAAGGAGTATCCGACAGCATCGGCACATTCTGGACATTTTAGGTCTCTATTAAATGATTTACATCTTAAAAAGTCATTTTACCCTGATATTATTTTCATTGATTACCTTAATATATGTTCTTCCTCTAGGTATAGGACAAACCTTTCTGTCAATTCATATAGCTATATCAAGGCTATTGCTGAGGAACTTAGAGGGTTGGCTGTTGAAGCAAACGTCCCTATCGTTTCTGCCACGCAGACCACTCGTTCTGGTTATAGTAGCAATGATGTCGAACTTACTGATACTAGCGAATCCTTTGGTCTCCCTGCTACTGCTGATCTTATGTTTGCCCTTATTTCTACTGAAGATTTGGAGCAACTCGGACAAATACTTGTGAAACAACTCAAGAATCGCTATAATGATCCAACAGTCTTTAAGAGATTTGTGGTTGGAATTGACCGAGCAAAAATGAGATTATATGACGTTGAGCAGTCAGCGCAGAATGATCTAGTTGACAGTGGACAGGATATTCAGTATAATGATAATACTGAAGAAAAATTCAAAAACAAAAAATTTGATGCTTTTAAATTTTAGGAGAATGTGTAATGAGTGAAAGGGTTGTAGACCAAGAAAGGTACGTTGAGTTTGTTCGTGCCGTTACTAGCCAACCAAGTTTGGATCAAGATGTGCTAAATGCACGTCTTTCTGAACTGTCAAATTTGGGAGCAAATGTTCCCCAACTTTTAACTGCTGCGCTTGGACTTACTGCAGAAGCAGGTGAATTTACTGAGGTGGTAAAGAAAATCTTCCTACAAGGCAAACCTTATAGTGAGGAAAATGTCTTTCATATGAAGCGTGAACTTGGTGACATGTGTTGGTACATTGCTCAGGCATGTATGGCACTTGATACAAGTTTTAATGAAATTCTTTCCATGAATGTTGAAAAACTGAGTGCTCGATATCCAGAGGGTGCATTTGAAGTTTATCGTTCCGAAAACCGCGTTGA